TGTCTTGCACACACTTTTAGCCTCGTCGTAGCCCACGATGCTGGTGCCTTTGACGCCCAGGCTACCAATGTGACTGTCAGCTACATACTTGCCCAGTTTGCGAGTTTTGGTATTAAAGATCCACAGTGTGGTGGCACCAATAATATCTGCTGGATTGATACTGACCAGTTTGAGGGTTTTGTCCTCAGTGGCGTATTTCAGTTTATTGATCAGTTTTTCCTTGCTGGGAGCCTTTTTAACTCGAGCTTTTTTAGTCTGTTTTTTAACGCTACGATATTGCTCAATAGCAGTCATACAGTTGGTCAGGAAAGTCAGCAGTCGCTTGAAGTCAGCTGCCTTATAATGACGGTAGCCCTCAGTCAGTTGCTCGTCTGTCTTTTGCGATGCAGCCAGTAGTTCTTCAGCACGAGCAGCCAATACGACCTCATACTTGCCCAGCTGACTCTGTGGCACAGCATTGGCAGTTAGAAAATCGTAGAACTTGAAACCAGTTTTACCAGCAACAGCATCGTCATAATGACCTTCCAGTTCACCCAGGGTCTCAGCAGTCTTTTCGTTCATGCGATCCTGGATTGTGGGTTTGTATGCCACTTGTTCAGGTGTTTTGACGTCCTCAACGACTTCGTCACCAGCCAGTTCAATACTAAACTGAATGGCTTTACGCAGGTAAGTCACATGACGTTCTTTCAGCGGCATACCTTGACGATGTGCCATGATCAACGAGCAAGCTGTCATGGTTAATGTACGATCGGGACTGCGTATAAACGCACTGAGTTCTGCTTTAGTCAGTAAATCAGCGGTCTGAACCCATTCCACTACATACTTTTTTAAGTCTTTTGTGGCATAATGGTAGTTGTAATAGTTCATGCTCTTGCGCATGAAATTGTCAAACATGTCATCATCCATTTTCAGGGCTCGTTCGGTATCCCACACTGGTTCTGTTCCAGTGTATTTTTCGTCGGCAGCATGAGTGCTTCTGGGTGCTTTGATTTTTGCTTTAACGACTTTACCGTCAACTTTGATAGCCATGATATTCCTTACTGATGAGTAAATGGTATTATATTATACATTAATGGGATTTACCTGTCAACCGCGCATTAGTATAGCAGTCATAACAAACTGCTCCAGTAGGGTCATTGATTCGTCCAGTCTCTGATATGCTTCTTTAAATGCGATAGTTGGACGCCCAATTCTACGACATTCCACGCTGGTTCGGTCCAGATCGTCATACAAACGATCACAGTTATTCAGCATGACATTTAGATCTGACCAGGTTTGAAATTCTGTGGGGTTAGTCCAGGAGCGATGGGCAAACTCCCGGCGTATACTGACACGCAAGTCATTAAGTTTTTGATACGCGATCTGTTGCTGGGTATTATCCATATTTCATTATACATTTATGATATTTTACTGTCAAACGGCAATAAATACTGTATATTTAAGGATTCCACAGTGGCAAGATTATCATTATGGCAGAACGGCCGTCATAGCAACGATTACAAGTTCATGGATCGTCGCATCAGTGAAATGTTCACTATTGGTGCTACTGGAATCTTATTACACAAGTATCTGGGCACTGGCGAACAGGGTTTGATCCTGATAACCACAGCCACTCAACCCAGCGCCAACAATACACTTACCTTCTCCACCACCGCCAATATTAATCTGGGCGATCATGTATATGGATCTGGCATACCCAAAAGCACTACGGTGACCAGTAAAACTGCCACCACTATAACCATTAGCAATAACACCTCTAGCATCATAGCATCAGGAACCAACATTGGTTTCAGTCCTGATGCCACCAAGCCAGCACAACCTGCAGTGACCAATACTAACATACAGGATCTGCTATTTGGTGAGAACCGTGATCGTAGATATGATCCCGACATTTATCGTATGCGTGGACACTACCAGGTGGCTGACCAAGATTTTGACCTGAGTCAGTTTGGATTATTTTTAGCTACTGGTACCCTGTTTATGACATTCCACTACAATGATATGATTGACATGATAGGTCGAAAGATCATGAACGGTGATGTACTGGAGTTGGAACACTTAAACGATTATGATCCACTGAACAACGTGCCCATAGCACTAAAACGGTTTTTCGTGGTGAGCGATACCAGTTACGCTTCAGAAGGATTCAGCCCCACCTGGTGGCCGCATCTGTGGCGATGCAAACTGACACCCATGGTGGACAGTCAGGAATACAAGGATATATTAAATCAGTTAGTGGATACCAATGGTGATGGCACCCCAGATACACCACTGAGTAATTTAATCAGCACTGGCAATACACTACTAGACATCAACGATGCTATTATTAAACAAGCAGAAACTGATGTTCCCATTAGTGGTTATGACGTTAGCCACATTTACGTCAAAGCACTCAACACTGAAGGACAGATCATTGACAATGCAGATCGAACTGCGGACAATGTCACGGTAGATGGTAGTGACGTCACTGCCACTGCCGACGAAACACTAGTATCACCAAGTGAGACTGTGGCTGGATACTTGACTGGCGACGGTCTGGCTCCCGACGGATTCCCTGTAGTGGCTGGCATATTGTTCCCCACAATGCCGCAGACTGGAGATTTTTGTCTACGCACAGACTACGTACCCAACCGTCTGTTTAGATACAGCGGCACACGTTGGGTCAAGATTGAGGATGTTCAACGCACTGGCCTAACCCGTGGTATGAACAGCTATCAGACACAGAGTGGTACGTTTGTTAACAACACCAACACCTACACAACTTATGACATCAGTGGCAATGCTGTTGTTAAATCAGAAAAACAAAGTTTATCACAGGCATTACGGCCCAAGGCAGATAATTGATGAGCATCGAGCAGAGTAACTTCTTTTACGACGGTCAGATTCGTCGTTTTATTACCCAGTTTATACGCATGGTATCAAACTTTGAAGTACAGTTTGGTAAAAATGCTGACGGACAAGTGGTTCTACAGCGTGTGCCAGTTATCTATGGTGACCAGAGCCGTCAGGTGGCACAGATCATCACTGGCAATAGCAATAACGTGGTACATCGTGTGCCAGCCATGGCGGTGTATGTCAGTGGCCTACAGTTTGATCGTGAACGTGTCCAAGACCCCACACTGATACAGAAGATAAACATTCGTGAACGTCAGTTTGACGAGGTTACTGGGACTTACACACAAAATCAGGGCGAAGCATATACTATTGAACGATTGATGCCTGTGCCATATAAACTGACACTAAAGTTAGACATCTGGACCAGTAATGTAGAACAAAAACTACAATTAATCGAACAGTTGAGTCAGCTATTTGATCCAGCAATGGAGATTCAGAGTACTGATAACTATGTGGACTGGAGTAGTTTGAGCTATGCTCTATTGACTGATATACTTTGGACCAGTCGTAGTGTGCCTACTGGCACTGACGATCCTATTGACATAGCCACCATGACATTTGATCTACCCATCTGGATCAGCAGCAGTGCCAAGGTCAAGAAACTGGGTGTTATCCAGACTGTTATTACCAACTTGGACGAGTTATACAACGGCGATTTTTATAGTGATACCACCGGTGGACCGTTTGGAGTATTCGGCAGTCGACTGTTGACTCTGCTGGAATACGGCATTGTAGTCAATAATGTAGGTAATACTTATACTATAAAACTTCTCAAGAAGAATGGTGTGATCAGTCATGACAGATATGTCATCGTGGGAGATAATCTCAGCTGGGCTCAGTTATTGGATCAGTACGGGCGTTTTGTATCTGGTTCCAGCCGAGTTAGACTACGTCAAGAGTCGGGCTCTGAGATTGTGGGTACTATTGCTGAACACCCAACTGATCCGTATAGTCTAATCTATACACCATTTGGCGACACTCTACCAGCCAACACCCTGGATCCCATTGATGCTATTATTGATCCACTGAATGTTGATGTGGGCAGCGTATTGCAATCACCAGACACTGGCACTAGATACTTGCTAACACAGGCCATTGGCAGCTATGCCAATGAGCAGGGCGCACTGGGCTGGCGTGGTGCTGACAATATGGACCTGGTTGCTCAGGGTGGAGACATTATTGAATACAATG